TGTCTAATGCTATAACATGCGTCAACGCCTCTGCTACCAATGCGTCTATCATATCTAGTCTGCTCACTGGGTTATACATGTTGTTTATCCCTTCAGTTGTTTATGCGACATTGCATAGTTATAACTATACCCCTATGAAATATATTTGCAATACCCCTATGCAAAATATTCTAGTTGACATCTGTCTAATTTTACTATCTAGAATTCATTGCTATATGGTACTTTGTAACCATACACATCATAGATTTTACAATCTGTCAAGCAATGTCATTTTACATTGTGAAAAACTTAGGGGGGGGCTACGAAATAATACTGAGGCTTGCGGAAGGGTAGCTGTACAGACACAAAAGAGGTGAAAATTGACTATTTAAATTTAAAAGAAAAGGCAATAATTGGCACGATTCTTGCTAGTAGTCTATCTAGCTCTATCTAGTTGATTTATAAGGCTTTTACTTATGTCTAGGAATTATCTAGTTTCGTATTTAAAAAGGAATAGTAATTAGGGACAGAGTCGCTAGCAGAGAAGACAGGAATTGTCAGATTCAGAGTATGTTTCTTTGTCGAAATAACTTGACAAAACTATAAAAATATGCTATAATATACCTACAAAGAAAAACATTACACAGAAGCTCTTAGTGTAGGTCACACCGATGTAGAAGAAGTTAAAGGTAATGATAATAACAAACATTAACACTAACGTTAACAACTACATAGTATATAGGGCTAGAGCTTAAATTGTAGTGGATGACTGTTAGCAAACGCTAACAACAATCTGAACACTAGAATAGGATGATATGTCTTTAACAAAGACGGAGGATACTGTCTCCGTAGCAATAGAGGGTGTTAGCGAATCTTCTACCCCAGTTAGGAAAAGAGGTAGACCTCGTAAAAGTGAGGTCGAAGCTAAGAAGAACAGAAACTCTGTTGGTAGACCTCCAGGTGAGGCTGCAAGAATAAGAGAGTTCCATGCCAGATTGTTAGCAACAACTGGTGATAAGGTCATTGAAACTGTTATCCGTAAGGCTATGGATGACACAGACAAAGACCAAGTTGCTTGTCTCAAGATGTGCATGGATAGGTTATTACCTACTTCCTATTTTGAGAAGGACAAGATGGGAGGAAGAAATGCTATTAACATTACGATATCTGGTGTTGGCACTGAGCCTACCATTATTGATAACAACAACATTACCGATGTGGAAGACTACGAACATGAGTGAGTTTACAGTTAATCTGCTAGATACAATTAAACAAAAAGAAACACAAGGTAATTATAATATATTTGCTGGTGATAAGTCGACTGCTGACAGGAAACTTACCAACATGACTTTGAAGCAAGTTATTCAAGCTCAAGGTAATAAAGCTGCTGGTGCATATCAGTTTAAACCAGAAACACTAAGAACATTAATTAAAGACTTAGGTCTTAGAGGTACAGAGAAGTTTACTCCTGCCTTTCAAGATGTCTTAGCTACTAGGTTGCTAGAGCGTAGGGGTTTAAATGATTATCTAGCTGGGAGTCTGCCTCCTGAAAGATTTGCAGAAAATGCTGCTAAAGAGTGGGCATCACTGCCAGTATTAACACCTACTAAAGGTAGGGCAGGTCCAGTTGAACCAGGTATGTCTTATTATCAAGGGTATGGCTCTAACAGAGCATTAATGAACCAAGATGAGTTTAACAACTATAAACAAATGTTAGGGTTTCAACAGCAAGTTACTCCAGAACCAGCACCTAAAGGTTTGTTATCTCAAGCTGCTAACATGGTAACTGCTCCTATTACACAAGCTACTGATTATCTAGCTGATGTCTTCTGGAATCCTAAGAAGCTATTTGGCGATACCACAAGGGAATAATGGATTTAAATATATCGTTATTGCCTTGGCAACAGCAAGTATGGAATGATAAGACTAGATTTAAAGTCATTGCTGCAGGGCGAAGAACAGGTAAGTCTAGGTTTGCTGCATGGAAGTTAATCGTAGAGGCATTGAACAGTAACAAAGGTCATGTCTGGTACGTAGCCCCTACGCAACAACAAGCTAGAGATATTATGTGGCAACAGCTATTAGAGTTAGCACATCCTATCATTAGTAAGAGTCATATTAACAACATGCAAGTTGAGTTGGTGAATGGTGCGACTATTAGTCTAAAAGGTGCTGATAGACCAGAGACCATGCGTGGTGTGGCATTAAAGTATTTAGTACTTGATGAGTACGCAGACATTAAACCTCAAGTGTTTGAGCAGATTTTAAGACCTGCTTTAGCTGACTTGAAGGGTGCTGCCTTGTTCATTGGTACGCCAAAGGGACGTAATCACTTCTACGATATTTTTAAATATGGTGAGAGTGAGAAGGATGATGACTGGAGAGCCTGGCACTTTTGCTCTACTGATAACCCACTCATCGACCCGAAAGAGATTGAAGTTGCTAGAAACACAATGTCTAGCTTCTCATTCAGACAAGAGTTTTTAGCTAGCTTTGAAGCTGCTCAGTCAGACTTGTTTAAGGATGATTGGATTAAGTACGGTGAAGAGGACGAAGAGCCTAAAGATGGTACTTGGTACATGGCTGTTGACTTAGCTGGTTTTAGTGATGTTAACAAGCAAGCAGAAAATAAAAAGAAACACCTTGACCAAACAGCTCTTGCTATCGTTAAGGTGCATCAGCATGGCTGGTGGGTAGAAAAGATTGACATTGGTCGTTGGGATATTAAAGAAACTGCTCAACGTATTTTACGTCATGCTAGCGACTATCAGATACAGATTGTTGGTATTGAGCGTGGTGCATTAAAGAATGCAGTACTGCCATACTTACACGACATGATGAGAAGTAGTAATATCTATCCTCGTATTGATGACTTGACTCATGGTAACAAAGCTAAGATAGATAGAGTTGTATGGGCATTACAAGGTCGTTTTGAACATGGTAAGATTACGTTAAAGACTGGGGACTGGAACAGAGAGTTTGTGGACCAGCTCTTAAACTTTCCAGCCACAGGCGTACATGATGACATGTTAGATGCTTTGTCGTACATTGACCAGATTGCAGTAACAGACTTCTCTTTTGAGTTTGAAGAAGAAGAGTATGAACCACTAGATATGATATCAGGCTACTAAAGGAAAAACATGGCTGAGTTTAAAGAAACCCCAGTAACTAATTCTGACTTAGAACTAGTTAGTTTTGTAACTAGTCACTGTGACAGATGGCGTGACCATCGTGATACAAACTTCCTTCCTACATGGGATGAGTATGAGCGTATCTACTACGGTATCTGGTCAGACCAAGACAAGACACGTGATTCAGAGCGTTCACGCCTAGTGTCTCCTGCTATGCGTCAGGCAGTGGAGAACAAGTGCTCAGAGATTATGGAAGCGACTACAGGTCGTGGTACATACTTTGACATTGATGATGACTTCCAAGACCTTGACAAGCGTGACGTAGAGTTGACAAAGCGTCAACTACACGAAGACCTAAAGAAAGACAAGGCATTAAAGGTTTGGAAAGATGTTAACCGTAATGCTGAAATATTTGGTACTGGTATTGCTGAGATTCTTGTTAAAGAGAAGCTAGAATACATTCCTGCTACACGTCAACTACCAGGACAACAAACAGCTGCTATTGGTGTAGAAGAAAAACCACGGGTTTCAATACCTTCTAAATCAATTCACCCACGTAACTTCTTGATTGACCCTAACTCTGAGTCAATTGATGAAGGCTTAGGGGTAGCTATCGATGAGTATGTTAACCTTTTCCAGATTGTTAAAGGAATCGAAGATGGTATTTATCGTAAAGTTAACATTCAACCAGAGTATGTAGACACAAACCTAGAGCCAGAACAGCTTTCTACATCGTTTAAAGACGATAAAGTACGTATCTTACGTTACTATGGCTTAGTACCACGTGAATATCTAGAGCAATTAGAGAATGAAGGTGCTGAAGTAGCTGATTTATTCCCTGAAGACAGTCCTGGTGACAAGTATTCTGACCTAGTTGAGGCTATTATTGTCATTGCTAACGGTCAACAACTGCTAAAAGCAGAGCGTAGTCCTTACATGATGAAGGATAGACCAGTAGTTGCCTATCGTCCTGAGACAGTACCAGGTAGATTCTGGGGCGTAGGCACTGTTCAGAAGGGCTACAACATGCAAAAGGCTATTGATGCACAGTATCGTAGCCACTTGGACTCATTAGCCCTTACAACAGCCCCTATGATGGCTGCAGATGCTACTCGCTTACCACGTGGAGCTAACTATAAGGTACAGCCTGGTAAAACATTGCTTGTTAACGGTAATCCTAACGAAGTATTGTTCCCATTTAAGTTTGGTAACACAGACCCTGCTAACAATCAGACTGCTCAAGAGTTTGAGCGTATGTTATTGCAAGCAACTGGTACACTAGACTCAGCAGCGTTGACACAATCTGCTGCAGCTGGTGGACAAGGCGGCATGGGTATGTCTTTAGCCATGTCTTCTATCATGAAGAAGAGTAAGCAAGCACTTATTAACTTTCAAGAAGACTTTTTAGTACCATTCATCAAGAAGACTGCTTATCGTTACATGCAGTTTGACCCTGAGAAGTATCCAAGCCAAGACTTTAGATTTGTTGTCTCTAGTTCTTTGGGTATGGTTGCTAGAGAGTACGAACAACAACAGTTTATTGGTTTGCTACAGACATTAGGACCACAATCTCCTATCGTGCCTTTGGTACTTAAGAGCATTGTACAGTCTTCTAGCCTTGACAATCGTGAAGAATTGGCAGCAGCTCTTGAAGAAATGTCTAAACCAGACCCACAACAACAACAAATGCAAATGCAACAAGCTCAGGTTCAATTGGAATTGGTTCAGTCTCAGTCTGCAGCCCTACAAGGTCAGGCTAAAGAGTCAGAAGCTAACGCTATTGAATCACAAGCCAAGGCACAGAAAGCTATGGTTGAAGCTGAGTTAATGCCAGAGAAGGTAAAAACCGATTTAGTACGTAATATTAGTGCTAACCTTCCTGCTAACGCTGATGACAAGGAATTTGAAAAGAGAGCTAAGATTGCTGAACTTATTCTTAAAGAACGTGAGATTATCTCTAAGGAACAAATGGTTGGCAAACAGATGAAAATGCAGTAAAAATCACTTGACAAATTCATATTTTTGTGGTATAATATATACACTTGACAGATAATTAAAAATGTGCTAGTGGGTGGTATCTAATAATAATAATAAGCCACCCCTACACACCTATTAGGACTCCGTATGGATAAAGCCCTACAGCAATATTACGAAGAACGATTTAACATGATGGCTACTCAAGGTTGGCAAGACCTGATTGAGGATGCTGACAAAATGATAGAAACATTTGATAACGTTTCTGCCATTGAGACCATCGAAAATCTACACTTCAAAAAAGGACAACTAGACATTCTACGTTGGTTGATTTCATTAAAGCAAACTTCTGAGGAAGTCTTTAAGGAGATTGAGCATGAAAAGGATGTATGAGTTTATGTGTTCTAGCGGACACATTACAGAAAGTTACTTAGACGAAAGCATAAGGGAAACCACGTGCTCTACTTGCGGTAACGATGCTTCAAGAATTATTTCCATGCCACGTATTTCATTGGATGGTACTGACCCAGTGTACGTATCAGCTCATGAAAGATGGGCTAGAAATAGAGAAGAAGCAACAAAGATGGCTAATAAACGGAACGAAGGCTAACCGTCTAGCTGTTATTTTTTAACTTTCCTACAATCAGCAAAGACTGACAGGAGTATTATATGGCTACATTTATCGACCCTCAAGAAGAGGAATTGCAAGAAGTAGAACAAGAACAAGTTAATTCAATCCCAGAACCTACTGAACAAACAGTAGACAATACTGAAGAGGTTGTTAACGCATCGCCCCCTGAAGACGTAGAAACTGAAGTACCTAATAAATACAAAGGTAAAACGTTAGAAGAAATTGTGAAGATGCATCAAGAGGCTGAGAAGCTAATTGGTAGGCAAGCACAAGAAGTAGGGGAAGTTCGGAAGCTTGCAGATGAACTCATTAAGAGACAACTCGAATCAAAACCAACGCCTGGTGCGAATGTAACCGAACAAGAAGACGATGTAGATTGGTTTGCAGAACCAGAGAAAGCAGTAAGAAACGCAGTTGATAAACACCCTGCTGTTAGAGAAGCCCAGGAAACTGTGCAACGCTTTAAACAACAAGAGTTTATGACTCAACTTAAATCTGATTTCCCTGATTTCCAGAAAACAGTTGCTGACCCAGATTTCGCTCAATGGATTCAAGCATCTCCAGTACGCTTACGTTTGTATGCTGCTGCTGACAACTTAGACTTTGACTCTGCTGCTGAGTTACTTAACACATGGAAACTAGTTAAGCCAGCTCCAGTAGAACAAAAGTCTCAAGTACAAGCAGTATCCGCAGAAGTAAAAGCAGACAGAGCTGCAGCCATGAAAGCTGTAGCTGTGGACACAGGCTCAACTGGAAATGTATCAGCAAAGATTTACAGACGTTCTGATTTAATCCGACTTCAGTTAGAAGACCC